TGTGGAGACGATGTAACAATTGTTGAACCTGGAACATTATTATGGTTCAACAATAAGAAGATGCACGGCGCAGTTAATGTCGGCGATTGTACAAGAATTACCTTTGTATTTGATGTTCCACACAAAAACAACAGGCCTTATTACTAATAACTGTTATACATAATAGTAGAGGGGTAGTCCCCCTCTTTAAAACAATCAACACTAAAGGAAAACAAATGAGTCTATTAGACAAAATGAAAAAGTCCGGTTCAATCAAATCGGCAGAAGTATTAAGTGATTCAACTTTCTTCAATAAGAAAGACCCAATTTCAACAGATGTGCCAATTATCAATATTGCCATGTCAGCTGATCCAGAAGGCGGTCTTATTTCCGGTTTAACATTTCTTGCCGGTCCCTCACGACATTTCAAATCATTACTAGGTCTGGTTCTTGTTAAGGCCTACATGGACAAATACAAAGATGCTGTTTGTCTATTCTATGATTCTGAATTTGGTATCACACCAGAGTATATTCAAACAAATGGTATTGACACTAGCCGTGTTATTCATTTACCAATTGAACACCTTGAACAATTAAAGTTTGATATTTCACAACGCCTTGATGTTATTGAGCGTGGTGATAAAGTGGTTATTTTTATTGATTCTGTTGGTAACCTGGCATCTAAAAAAGAAGTTGAAGATGCACTAGATGGTAAATCTGTTGCAGATATGACCAGAGCTCGTGTAATGAAATCATTGTGGCGTATTGTTACACCACACTTGACTACAAAAGACCTGCCACTAATTGCGGTTAATCACACCTATCAAACAATGGAGATGTTCTCTAAGGCTGTTATGTCTGGTGGTACTGGCGGTATGTACTCTGCTAACCAAGTTTTCATTATAGGTAAAGCACAAGAAAAGGCAACATCAGGTGATAAAGAATTGCTTGGTTACAATTTCACAATCAATATTGAGAAATCTCGTTTCGTAAAAGAGAAATCAAAGTTCCCATTCTTGGTGACATTTGATGGTGGTATTCAAAAGTATTCTGGTCTATTAGAATTGGCCACCGAAGCAAATATGATTTCTGTTGGTAAGTATAGTCGTTCAACTGGCTACGCTGTTATTGACCAGGAAACTGGTGAAGTCGGTGCCATGATGCCATTTGACAAAACACAAACTTCTGAATTTTGGAATCCAATTCTAAAGAGTGAAAAATTCAAAGAACACATCAAGCAAAAATACGGTATAGCTTATGGAAGTTTGCTACAAGATGAAGAAGAATCAGAACCACAATTATTACAAGAGGTAGATGAGTGATGTTTAATTTTGGCCGCAAAAAAAAGAAAGTGCCGAAAGAAGGTGAGGACTATAAATTTATAGACTTCACCGATTCCGAATTAACCGGTATAATGATTTTAAAAGGTAATTATGCCGGTGTAGTTTACCATTATGGTAAAGTCCGAGTTAAAGAGCAAGGCGAATTTGCCACATTAGAATTTGGATATACTCTAGTTAATTCTGGCAAACACGACATAGACCTATTGCAAAAAGATGAAGAATTTAGTACAATAATGGGAGATATCCTTTCCGAAATTTTATTAAAGAGTGATAATGAACCGATTAGAAACCACAATCCTGAAGAATTTGATTTATAATGAAGAATATGCTCGTAAAGTTGTGCCTTTCATTAGACAAGATTATTTTTCTGATTTAACAGAAAGGAATGTTTTCAGAGAAATATCTGATTTTACAAACAAATATAAAAGCTTACCAACACACGAAGCTCTGGTAATTAATTTTACCGAAAGTAAATCTCTTACTGAACCAGAAGTTCGTAATGCAATTGCTCTGTTGAATGAAATACATGAAGATAAAGATCCAAGTGAACAACAATGGTTAACAGAGCAAACAGAAAAGTTTTGTCAAGATAAAGCAATCTATAATGCCATCATGGAATCTGTTTCAATCCTTGATGATAAAACACACAAAAAATCTAAAGGTGAAATTCCAAAACTATTGAGTGATGCACTTGGCGTATCATTTGATAGTTCTGTTGGCCATGATTATTTGAATGATTCCGATTCAAGGTATGATTTTTATCATCGTGTTGAGTCTCGTATTCAATTTGACCTTGACCTGTTCAATAAGATTACAAAGGGTGGTTTCCCAATCAAGACTTTGAATATTGCATTGGCTGGAACTGGTGTTGGTAAATCCCTGTTCATGTGTCATTGCTCTGCTGCTTCATTGAGTCAAGGTAAGAATGTATTGTATATCACGATGGAAATGGCAGAAGAAAGGATTGCTGAACGAATTGATGCAAACTTGCTGAATGTTAACCTAAGTGAATTACAAACATTGACCCGTGAGGAATACTTGCGTAAGTTTGATGTGTTAAAAGACAAAACTCAAGGTAAACTAATCATCAAAGAATACCCAACAGCTTCTGCTCATGCAGGACACTTCCGTTCTTTGTTGAATGAATTGAAGCTGAAGAAAAACTTTACACCCGACATTATCTTCATTGATTACCTGAATATCTGTTGCTCAAGTAGGATTAAGATGGGTGCTACCGTTAATTCTTATTCCTATATCAAATCTATTGCTGAAGAGCTGCGTGGTCTGGCTGTAGAGTTTGGTGTTCCAGTTGTAAGTGCTACTCAAACAACAAGAAGTGGCTTCAGTAATACTGATGTTGGTCTAGAAGATACATCAGAATCGTTTGGTTTGCCTGCAACAGCTGACTTTATGTTTGCTTTGATTAGCACAGAAGAACTTGACCAGTTAAATCAAATTATGGTAAAACAGCTGAAAAATCGTTATGGTGACCCTAATCTTTATAAACGATTTGTTGTTGGTGTTGATAGATCCAAGATGCGGCTGTATGATGCAGAACCATCAGCACAAGCTGGCATTGTAGATACTGGTGTGCCTGATGATGATAAACCATTGAACACATTTGGTAACAGAGAACGAAGGTTTAATTCTAAGTTTGAGGGTGTTAAAACATAATGAGGTACAAAGCCCTCTATAAGAAAATGCACTCATTTGCTCCAAAGTTTGTTGGTGATAAAACTATGGGACAGATAATGTATTGGGCTCGTAAGATGATGAAACAACATAACATACCTGTTAGTCGCATCATTGACGAGTCTAATGCTGCATTGAGTGGTTACACAGTTGGTGGTTTCTTTGACCCGAAAAAAGAATACGGTGAAAGTGATATTGAATTGTATATCGTGTTTAACAAAGATGATAGAAACCTAAAACTTAATATTTGTGAAGGTGGAGCTAAATTAATTATCAATGAAATGTTCAAAACCTATGTGCATGAAAAGAGACACCGCTATCAATTTCGTAAAAGAGGTATGAAATTTTGTAGGAAATATAGAAGCTCGGTTATGAATGAAGAAATAAAACATGATATGGAATATTATGGTGATTATGATGAACGTGATGCATATGCCGTAGAGGCAGTAATAGACCTTAGACTACTAAGTTTTTCATGTATTATGGAAAAGTACCAAGAATTGTTTGCAAAAAATGATCCGGTAGTGTATAATAGGTTTTTAAAGAAGTGTTACAAATATGAAAATAAAATATCCTTATGATTTTAAATAAAGACCAAGCATTACATTGTGCCCAAGTGTTTGAAGATTATTTTGGTAACTTCAACCGTATTGATGAATACATGCGTGAGCAGAAATTGACAGCTCTTGCTGGCAGACCATTCTCTTTGCCGGGATGTGGACCAGAAGATGAATTATTTTCCGATTTCACAATGTCACCTGAAGATATGGAATTTGAAATTGTAGAATTGCCTCCTGATAGATGGCAACTATACCTTGATATCATTTCTTCTCATAACAATCTATCAAGTCCGGGTAGAAACATCAAGTTAGCTGTGATTGAAAAGAACACTAAGAAGTGGGTCGGGTTCATACGGATAGGGTCTCCAACGATTATGATGAAGCCTCGTAATCAGTTACTAGGCTGTGTGATTACAAACGAAACGGCAACGACCAAATCGTTTAATAATGCATCTGCCATGGGTTTTGTTATTGTACCTGCCCAGCCATTTGGATATAATTACCTTGGTGGTAAACTGTTGGCGGCAATCTGTTGTTCACATGAAGTCCGTGAAATGATTAATGCCAAGTATAAAATGAATATGTGCTTGTTTGAAACAACCAGTTTGTATGGTACATCAAAGGCTATCTCACAGTATGATGGTATGAAACCATACCTAAGATTTAAAGGTGTGACCGAATCTGATTTTCTACCAATGATGCACGGTAAACCATACGATGATTTAAAAGACTATGTTGAGACAATCAATGGTGGTTCGTTTGTACCTGAAGATGCTTCAAGTCGTAAGTTGAAGATATCAAGTACTATTGTTGCAATGACCAAAGCTGCCTTGAAACCACATAAAGAAGATTATGATAGGTTCATGGCAACCATTACAAAGGCCAAGGCTTTGACAGAACAAAAACGATACTATGTTTCTGATTATGGTGTTGCTAATTTCAAAGATATTGTACTTGGAAAGACAGACCAGATTGTGAAGAATGAAAACTATGATAAACACCATTTGAAGAACATCATAGAATGGTGGAAAAACAAGGCAACCAACAGATTTATATCACTCAAGGATGAAAACCGAGTGAGAACAGAAATAGAGGTTTGGACTAGTGGTAAAGAGATTGACATAATTAGGTAATTGTGTTAGCATAAATACTCCAAAATTGATAGGAGTGTTTGATGGCAAAATCATATTCAGCTGCCGAGTTGACTAAAATGCAAGAACTTGGTTCTGCGTGGATCTTTCGTAGAGTATTGAATGATAATCAAAAATATAGTAGTCCTGAAGATATCGTTAAAGATAAAAAATATGGTGAGTTATTAAAAATTTATCCAGCAATAAACAATGAATGGTTAAAGACTTTTTATGCTCAACAAAAGACCATGTTTAGAGAATTTTCACCATCTAAATTTACAGAATTTAATAGAGATGGTGGATTTATGGATTTTATTACTGAATTAGTTCGTACAAAATTTAAAATTTCCAAAAAAGATTCGTGGGATCCAGCTGATATTTGGTGTGTCCAAAACGAAGCGAAAGTTATTGCGGATATCAAAAAAGTGATTGACGATGGGAAAGCTTCCAGTCTTTTAGAATTAAATGCTCTTATGAGAACCTTATATAAACAAAGGCGCCTTGTTGGTGTTTCTTTGAAGTTGATTTCTGGTAAAGAAGCTAAATACGAAGAGGTTAATATTAATGAAGGAGACTTTCCTGATAAGAGAAATTATAATTTTAATATTTCATCCATGAAGTGTCCTTTGAGTTTAAAAAACGGAACACAATTTGCAACGCAAGATACAAGAATTATTGTGGACGGTGATGGTGTAAAATAT